TAAAGAGACCGCTGATGCAAAGGTAGAAAATGCATTATATAAAAGAGCATGTGGGTATAAAGTAACTAAGGTTCAAGCGATAAAAGTTAAAGAGGATCATTATGATGAAGAAGGAAGAAAACTTCAAAAAGAAAATGTAGTTACTGTTGAATTTGAAGAAGAAATTCCACCAGATGTATCAGCTATTAAGTTTTGGTTAGCCAATAGACAAAAAGGAAGATGGTGTGATAATCCTCATAAGGTTTCAAATGATAGAGAGCATCTAAAACTTAAGAAACAACAAATAGAGCAAGGAGCTTGGTAATGAGTACTGGAGTTTTAAAAAGATTCTATTCTTCAGATGAATGGATTAATTTTAGACAAATAATATTACTTCAACGCAGTAAGCATGATGGAATACATTGCGAGAGATGCGATAAAAGAATTGTAGTATCTAAGCATATACAGCTACATCATATTATAGAACTTACTGAAGAAAATTATAAAGATAAGATGATAAGTCTTAATCCAGATAACGTAGAGATATTATGTCAAAGCTGTCATAATAGACATCATAAACGTTGGAGTGGTGGAGGACATAAGAGAAAAGAGAAAGCAGTTTATATTGTTTATGGTCCACCAATGTCTGGTAAGACTTCATATGTAATTGAACATATGGAGCGAGGCGATATAGTGGTAGATATGGATAGCTTATATCAGGCAGTAACATTATTACCTAAGTATGATAAACCAGATAGCTTATCATACAATGTATTTGCTATAAGGAATTCTATTATAGAAAATATTAAGACTAGATACGGTGGGTTTAGAACAGCATGGATTATTGGAGGATATCCAAGAAAAGTTGAGAGAGAAAGACTTGCTAGGGAAACAAATGCAGAGTTAATCTTAATGGATATAGATAGAGATACTTGTATATCAAGGCTTAATAACTGTAATGATTATAGGAGTGAGCATAGAGAAGAATGGATTACTTATATTGATAAATGGTTTGATGAGTATAGAAAATAATATAGCCCCCATAGGCTATTTTTTTTTGACCTCACTAGGACCGTTGGAGGTGATAGGTAATTTAGGCACACACTAAAATTTTGACTTTTTTTGAAAAAGTTTTGGAAATGAGGTGAAAAGTGTGAAGGTTGAAAAAGAATACAAAAGGATAAGAGAATTATTTATTAAAGCAGATGAAACTTTACTACAGCTAGTTGATGGAGCAATTTGGGAAGCGGCTAGAGTTAGAGTTGAACTTGACGAACTTCATGAGATAATTAAGTCAAGTGGTCGTATAAAGATTCATCCCACAAATTCATCATTACAAAAAGAATTACCAGTATCAAAGGTAATTGAAAAAACAAGGGCTAGTTATATAAATTATATAGCTAAACTATCAAGTATATTAGGAATTGCCACTGGAGATGATGATGATGAGGAATTAAGTGATTATGAATAATGACAATTCAAGAAGTTGGATACTTAAATATATTGATTTGATTGATAAGGGAGAAATAATTGTAGGTGAAGAGCTATATTTACAGCTTGAAAAACTTAAAAAGGAATTAACAGATCCTATTTATCAAAATATAATGAATATAAAAATAGACTATGATGATTCAGAGAAACATATTAAATTTATTGAAAATGAGTGTAAGCATTTTGAAGCACCACATGCAGGTAAGCCATTTATATTTCAAAAAGCTTTTATAGAAGCTATATTTGCTATAAAGATATATGATGAAGAAGTTGGAAGGTATGTCCGTAAGTATCAGGATATACTTTTTTTAGTTGGGCGTAAAAATGGGAAAACACCACTTATCGGAGCAGTTTGCTTATCTGAATGGTTCTGTGGAGAGATGGGTAAAAAGATTCTTTGTGCATCAAATGACTTTGAACAAGCTGATTTGATGTTCCAAGCAATAAATTCAATGCGAGAGGAAAGTAAAACTTTAGAGAAGGTTACTAGAAAGAATCTTAAAGGAATTTATTTTGGAAATCCTAAAACTAAAAAGAAAAAAGGAAAGTTCAGCTATCAGAATAAAGGTAGCATAAGAAAACTTTCTGCTAAATCAGGAGCAAAAGAAGGTAGAAATATTGGTATTGGTGCAGTAGATGAGGTTTTTGAAATGGAAGATGATAGTTTAGTAATGCCTATAAGACAAGCGTTATCAACACAAGATGAGCCACTATATTTTGAGTTAACTACAGAAGGATTTACTCAAGATGGGTACCTAGATAAAAGGTTAATTGAAGCTAGGAAGGTTCTTAGTGGAGAAAAGACAAATGAAAGGTGGTTAATCTGGTTATATACACAAGATTCAGAAGAAGAAGTATGGGAAGATGAATTAAGTTGGCAAAAAAGTAATCCAGGTATAGGAAAAATAAAAAAATGGTCATTTTTAAGAAGAATGATTGAAGAAGCAAGGGATAGCTCAAGCACTAAGGCCTTTGTTTTAGCTAAAGATTTTAATGTAAAACAAAATAATGCACAAGCGTGGTTAAGTAATAAAGATATAGAGAATAATCTAGAAGCTAATATTGAAGATTTTAGAGGGAAAATTGCAATAGGTGCAGCAGATTTATCAGAAACTAATGACCTAACAAATGCAAGAATATTATTTTATGATCCAGAAACTAAATCAAAAACAACTTTTTCAAAATATTTCATTCCTGAATCTAAATTAAGAGATATGGAAGATGATGAAACTAAAAGTAAGTTTAAAGAATGGATAAAGGCAGGATATATATTCTTATGTGAAGGTAATGAAGTTGAACAATCAGATGTAGTTGAATGGTTTGTTATGTTATATAAAAAATATAGAATAAGAGTATTTATGACTGGATATGATAAATGGCAAGCTAAAGCCTTTAAAAAGGGTATGGAAGACTATGGATTTGATACTGAAAAAATAGGTCAAGCTTTTGAATTATCATCTGCAATGAGTTCAGTTGAAGCTGATTTAAAGGATAATCTATTAAATTATGCACAAAATCCAGTTGATATAATGTGTTTTAAAAATGTATCAGCTAAATGGAAGAGCTCAGGAACTCAAAGAGCACCAGTAAAAGTTCAAGGTAAGCCTGATAACTGGATAGATGGAGCTGTAACAACATTAATTGCATATGAAACATTAAATAGATACAAGAAGGATTACATGGATATAGTAAGGAGGTGATTAAGATAGGAATATTTAATTTTCTAAGTAGTGCTAAAAAAACAATTAAAAATGCAAAGTATGCAAAAATGATGAATGGATATACACCAATGTTTAGTCAGTTTGGAAATAATGTGTATGCAAGCGATATTGTTCAAAATGCAATATCGATTATATGTAATGATATGAGTAAATTATGTCCTAAGCATATAAGAATAGATCCTAACAATGAAATGCAAACAGTAGTAAATGATGAGCTAAATAGATTATTAAAATTTGGACCTAATCCATTAATGACAACATCAGATTTTATTTCTAAGATAGTATTTCAGTATGAATATAATAAAAATGCCTTTATATATCCAACTTATGAAAAGATACCATTAGAAAACAATAAATATAAAAGGTATTATACAGGTTTATGGCCATTAAATCCTACTAATGTAGAATTTTTAGAAGATGTTACAGGAAAGTTATTTGTTAGATTTTATTTTGCTGATGGTGAGCCATACACACTGCCATATGAGGATATAATTCATTGGAGAAAAGATTATGGATTGAATGACTTTATGGGGGGAGATGAAGAGGGAAAACCTAATAATAAAGGGTTATTAAAGCTATTAAATGCTAATGATACTATAATTCAAGGAATGGAAATTGGAGTAAAGGCGAGCTTTACAGTAAAAGGTATATTGAAAATTAATACAATGCTTGATGATGAAAAACAAGAAGAGGAAAGAAAAAAATTTGAAGTAAAAATGAAAAATGCTGAAAATGGGATATTACCTATAGATAATAAAAGTGATTATATTCCTTTAAAAATAGATCCGAAGTTTATAGATAAAGACACAATGGAATTTATAGATAATAGAATATTAGCTAATTATGGTGTATCTAGGCCTATATTCAATGGAGATTTTACAGAAGAGCAGTATCAGGCGTATTATGAAAAGAAATTAGAACCTATGGTGATAAGTTTGGGTAGAGCCTTTACAAAAACACTTTTTACTCAAAGACAGTTAGAAATAGGACATGAGATTATATATTATCAACAAGGATTAATGTATATGAATACTACAAATAAAATTAATGCAGTTGATATATTAACAAGAATAGGAACATTAACAGATAACCAAGTGTTAAATGCATTTGGATATCCTCCATTTGAAGGTGGAAATGTAAGAAAGCAATCATTAAATTATATTAATAGGGATATTGCAGACCAATATCAATTACAAAAGTCAGTTGTAAAAGGAAAGGGGGATAACGGTGAGCAAAGCTAAAGGAGAACAAAGATTTATTGAGATGAGGGCTGTAGATAATGAAGAAGGTAAAATGATTATAG